CAGCCCCTGCTCGTTGCTGTCGAAGGCCGGCCAATAGCCGCCTTCATCGGCGACACCGGAAAGCCGCCCGGCCTCGGCCAGGAGCTCGCCGCCGGCGCGATAGACCTCCGCCGTCCATTCGAGCGCCTGGGCATACTCCGTCGCGCCGACGGCGATGACCCTCAAATGCCTCGAGCTCGAACCAATCCGCGAGAAGCTCGCGCGCGCCGGCCTGGTCCGCTTGGACCGCAACCCTGACGACGAGCCGCAAATCGTGGAGACATGGCTATGAGCGAGTTCACCAAATACCGCCGCAAGCAAATCGCCGAATTGCGCCCATACGTCCCCGGCGAAAACCTGGCTCAAGTGTCTCTGTCGCCGGAGGACGAGAAGGCCGGCTCTCCCCGGCCGGGCGACATGATCGCGCGCAACCCGAAGAACCATGCCGATCAATGGCTGGTCGCGGCGCAGTATTTCGCCGATAATTTCGATCCCGTCGAATGAGGGCGCCGCAATACGGCAAGGTCTATACGCCCGAGGGCCCCAATCCCGAGGCCGCCAAGCGGCTGCGGGTCAAGCCGTTCGCCAATATCTTCGCCCTGGTCGAAGGCCTCGGCGTCATTTCCCTGCATCGCACGTTAAGCGATGCGCAAACGGCGCTCGAGGGAGAAATCGAGCGCCGCCGGCAGGCCAACCAACGCTTAAGCGACGTGAAGCCGGCTTCGCGTCCTTAACCCCATGAGGCCCATGACCCCGAGGCCGATCGCTAACATCGCCCAGGTCGACGGCTCCGGCGTCGGGACCGATCCGACGCCAGTTACCGCCGTGATCGTGCCGTCGATCGCAATGTGAATCGCCGCCCCGCCGCTGATTCCGCTGACTTCGGCGAAGTAAGACCCGGCCCCGAGCACGTCGGGCGCAACCGTCGCCTCCTGCCCGCCGAGCACATTCAGGATCGACGAGCTTTCGATCAACGCGCCGGTCGGCTGGAATGGCGACACGCCGGCGCTTCCCGTCCAGGTGTTGAGCGACAATAGGCCGCCGGTGATCCGCTGCGCGCCGATCGCGCTATCCGACACCGACAGGGTGACGGTTTCGCTCACCGGAAGCGTGAACTCGAAAAACTCTTGAAACCCGATCCCCGATCCCGGCGTGTCCTGCGCCGGAAGCGCGAGACTCTGGTTGAAGACCGCGCCGATGGCGTCGACGGTGATTTGGGTCGCCGCGCTGGCCGGCGCGGCCAACGTGACGACGGCGGCAAGGATGGCGAAAGTCAGCTTGGGCATGGCGAATGATCCCCGGTTGAGAAGTCGTATTACGCACGCCGGAATGACGCACGCAAGACGCAAAAAGGGCCGCGCAAGCGGCCCTCCTTGAGTTGCAGAATACGAAACCTCTGGTTAACGCCGCGTCGGGTCGACTTCCGGCCCGCCTGGCTCCGGCAGCGTCTCGGGCCAGCCGTCCGGATCGATGACGATGTAGCGCCAGCCATAGCTCGGAATATGCGCCAGCACGACAAAATTGCCGCTGACCGGTCCAGGCGGACGCGGCCAGATCGAACCGGGTGGAATTGTCGGCAATTGCCCGGCTTCGCCGCCTTCGCCGGGCGCGACCGGCTCGATCGGATGGCCGGGCGTCGGCCCCGGCCAAATGCCAGGCGGCGGCTCGGGCAGTTCGTTGTCGATGCTTTCGTCCCCGCCGCCCGGGCCGTCGCCGTCATCGACGCCGTAATCGGGATCGACCGGGCCGCCGCCCGGCCGCCGCTTGATGATCCGTAAAAAGCCTTTCACTCTCGGCATGTTTTCCTCCTTGGGGGCCTTGTCGACTTGCGGAATCAGCCTTGCATGGCGTCACGACGCGAACAAGACATTGCCGCGATTTGATCTTTGAACGATATCAGCCTCTAATCCTCGAAGCCTCATGGGACGCGTGAAGGCCGGTTCTCGCTTGGTTCCTGGTTTGGGCGGTTTGCGATCCGCGCAACGCTCGAATTGAAGGCCTGAAGTCAATGCTCGAAAGAATATTCTCCACATTCAAAGAGGGTGGCGCGGACAGCGCCTATGATCCGGCCGACCCCGACAGTTACGAAACTTACATCCAGGCGCTCATTCGCGACAGCCGCGATTACGAGGGCTCCGTGCTCGCCGCCGCCCGCAACCAGGCGCAGCTTTATTACTACGGCTATCTGCCGTCGTTGAACCCCGACGGCACGCCCTATTCTGACACCCAAATCATCCAGGACCCGAACGCGACCTACGAGCAAATCCTCGGCGGCGACAAAGAGAGCGCTAACAAATCGCAATATGTTTCGACCGACGTCCGCGACGCCATCATGCTCATGCTGCCGTCGCTCATTCGCCTGTTCGCGGCATCTGAAAACGTCGTCGCGCTCATTCCCCGCACCAAGGCCGACGTCGACAACGCTCAACAGCAAACCAATTACATCAATTACGTTTTCTGGCAGGACAATCCCGGCTTTTTGATCCTGTACGGGGCGTTCAAGGACGCCATGACGGTGCGCACCGGATTCGTCAAATGGTGGACCGACGATAAAAAGGAAAAGCGGCGCAAGACCTTCATCAATCTCAACCCGCAACAGCTGTCGATGATCGCCCAAGGCGATCCGACCGCCAAGCTGGTCGAGCACGAGGACCCCGATCAGCAAACCGGCCTTTTCCCGCGCGTCGTGCTCGAGTTCGAAGTCGACAAGCCGATCATCAAAATTGCCGGCGTGCCGCCCGAGGAGATGCGGCTCGACCGCAACGCGCGCTCGTTCTCAACCTCGCGCATCGTCGGTCATGAGCGCGTCGTGCCGATCGATGAGCTCGTCGCCATGGGCTACGAGCGCGAGCAATGCCTCGAATATCTGCAGGGGGCGGCGATCAACGAATACACGATGGAGGCGCAACTCCGGAACCCCGGGCGCTATTCGTCGAACCGGATCAGCGACGGCGTGAACTATGGCGAATGGTACATCAAAATCGACGGCGACGGCGATGGCTTGCCCGAGCTCCGCTACATCTGCACCATGGGCAATGTTTACGAGATCGTCCATGACGAACCGGCCAACCGGGTCAAGTTCGCCGTCTTCGGCGTCGACCCGATCAGCCACACCATCGTCGGCGACTCGATCGCCGATTACACCAAAGACATTCAGAAAATTAAGACCAACATGACCCGCGCCGTGCTCGACAGCGCGGCCGAGAGCATCAACCCGAAGACCGTCGTCAACGAGCTCAACACCGACCTCGACGACGTGCTCAACGATGACGTCGGCGCCGTGATCCGCACGCGCGGGGACGTCAACGCCGCCGTCGCCTTCAACAACGTCCCCTTCCTCGGCGCGCAAATGCTGCCGCTGTTCGAGCTCATGAACAACGTCCTGCAGCGCCGCACCGGCTTGAGCGACGCCGCCAAGGGCCTCGACGCCAAGGCGCTGCAGAGCTCGAGCCAGATCGGCGTCGAGGCGATCATCAACGGCGCCCAGGAGCGCACCGAACTGGTCGCCCGGGTGCTCGCCGAAACCGGCTTCAAAGACCTGTTCACCGGCCTCTACAACGAGGTTTGCGAGGCCCCCAACCAGCGACGAACCTTGCGCATCAACGGCAAGTGGAGCGACGTCGACACCGGCACGTTCGACGCCTCAATGGGCGTCGAAGTCAATTCGACCCTCGGCAAGGGGTCGGACACCGTGCGCATGATGACGCTCAATCAAATCAAGCAGGATCAACAGCTGATTATGCAGCAATTCGGGGTCACCAATCCCGTCTGCGGCATCACCGAATATCTCAACACCATTTCGGACATGCTCGACATCGCCAACATCAAAAACGTCGGCCGCTATTTCAAGACGCCCGATCCGCAAACCCTTGCGGCGATCGCTGCCCAACCGAAGGAGCCGGACGCGATGACGCTGGCCGCGCAAGCCCAATTCCAGAAGGTCAAAGCCGACACCGCGACCGCCGTCGGCAAGCAGCAACTCGCCCAACAGAAAGCGCAAGCCGACGAGGATTTCCGCAATCGCCAGCTGGGCGAGAAAACCGCCAACGACCAGGCCAAACTTCAACTCGAGGCCGAGAAATACCACTTGGGCCATGTCGAGCGGCTCGGCCAGATGGCGGCCGACATGTTCGGCTCGCAAATGGACGCCGAAGTCGCCCACCACCAGGCGCAAGTCGACGCGGCGGTCGGCCATCACCAGGCCGATTCGGACGTCCAAGCGGCGCAAATCCAGGCCGACGCGCAGCCACCCGAGGGCTCATGACCGATAGCGCGCTCGTCGAGCGCGAAATCGAAGTCGCCTATCGGCCGCGCTCGTTTTTCAAGCCGCTGCACGCGAGCGACAAGCGGTGGATCTTCGAATGCTGCCATCGCCGCGCCGGCAAGACGGTGGCGATCGCCAATCACCTCATCCGCGCGGCTTCGAAAAACCCCCGAAAATGGCCGCCTCCCCGCTATGGCTATGTCGGCCCGTCTTTCGACCAAGCCAAAGATTTGGTGTGGGGCTACCTCAAACAATACACCGAAGCCATTCCCGGTGTCGTCCATCTCGAGGGCGAGCTCAAGACCATCCTGCCGGGCGGCGCTTCGATCAAACTCTATGGCGGCGCCGGCGCTTACCAGCGCATGCGCGGCATGTATTTCGACGGCATCGCGCTCGACGAATATCCGCTGCTCGAACCGACGGTGTTCGGAACCGTGGTGCGGCCGTGCCTGGCCGACTATCGCGGGTGGGCGATCGTATCCGGCACGTCGAACGGCGACGACCATTTCAACCAGTTAAGGCTCAAGGCCGAGGACGATCCCCGTTGGGAAGTCTTCATCATCCCCCTTTCGGCGACCGGCGAGGAGGCGCTCAAATACCCCGAGCAGGAAGAGCTCACCAAGGACATGACGCCCGAGGAATATGCGCGGGAAATGGAGTGCTCTTTCGACGCCCCGGTCGAAGGGGCCTATTACGCCGAAATCCTCAACCAACTGGCCGCACAAGGCCGCATCACCAAGGTTTCGGTCGACCTTTCGCAACCCGTCATCACCGCGTGGGATCTTGGCATTCACGACTATACCTGTATCTGGCTCTATCAAGTCGCCGGCCGCGAAGTGCACTTCATCGACTACATTCAGGACAACAACAAAGACTTGGGCCATTACACCGATTTGCTGCGGTTGAAGGCCAAGGCCGGCGGCTACAAGTTCAAGGCCCATTGCCTGCCCCACGACGTCGAGGCGCGCGAGCTCCAAACCGGACAAAGCCGGCGCGCCTTCCTCGAAAACGAGCTCGACGAAGTCATCATCACCGCGCCAATGGCGAGTCCCGAGGACGGAATCGCCGCCTCGAGGGGCCTCCTCGGCCTGTCATGGTTCGACGCCGTCAATTGCAAAAAGGGCCTGGCGATGCTGCGCGGCTATCGCAGAGGGAAGATGGGCAAGCCCGTGCACGGGCCAGGCCCGCATAGCCACGGCGCCGACGCTTACCGGACCTTCGCCTGCGCGTTCCACCTGGTGGGCGGCTATCGCTCGCGCCGGCTCGGCGGCGGCGCGCTCAGGCGGAAAATTAGGGGCCTGGTGTGATCTTTTACCTCGGCCTGCATAAGCCTTGGCACGCCGCCGTGCTGCCGCGCGCCTTCATGAGCGTCAACGTGCTTCGCCGGCGGCGCAAGCCGGTCAAGTGCGCCGCCGTCATCGTCGACAGCGGCGCTTTCACCGAGCTTGCGCAATATGGCCGCTACCGCCATTCGGTCGCCGACTATGCCGCCGATCTTCGCCGCCTGGCCTCGGTCGTCACCATCGAGGCGGCGGTCGCCCAGGATTATATGTGCGAGCCGTTCATGCTGGCCAAAACCGGGCTTTCGCTCGCCGATCATCAACGCCTGACCATCGAACGCTATGACGATCTTCTCGCCGAGCGCCTCTCGTTTCCAATCCTGCCCGTATTGCAAGGCTACGATCCGGCCGATTACGTGCGCCACCTTGAAGCCTATGGCGATCGCCTCGGCCCCGGCCAATGGGTGGGCGTCGGCTCGGTGTGCAAGCGCAACGGCCATCCGCGCCAAGTGCTGGCCGTGCTCGAGGCGATCGCCCGCCGCCGCCCCGACCTTCGCTTGCACGGCTTCGGGATCAAGAAAACCGCGCTCGAGCACGAAGGCGTGCGGGCGTTGCTGTTCAGCGCCGACAGCATGGCTTGGTCCTATGCCGCCCGCCGGCAAGGGCGAAACCAAAACTCGGCCGCCGAGGCGCAAGCCTACGGGGCGGGGATCGACGCCGTGCTGACGCGCCCTACCAAACCCTGGCAACCGAGCCTCGTATGACCCGCACGACCAAACCGAGGGCGAAGCGCACGCTCGACGACATGCGCGGCCTCGCCGACGGGGCCAAGGCGATCCTCAACGATCCGGCGTTCCTCGCCGCCCGCGAAGAGGCGCAAGAGCGCCTGGTCGCCGCGCTGATCGCCGCGCCAAGCACCGAGGAAAAGCTCGAGCTTGTTGCAAAGCTAAAGTGTTTGACGCAGATTGCCGCCGAACTCGCTGTACTCATGAACGATTATAGGATGGCGTCTGACCGTGCCCGAGGGGCTAGACCAAGCTAGTTCTGCTTTTCAAGCGGCCATCAATCCCGCTGCGCCGCAGCCTCGGGACACCGGCGGCCGTTTTCAGGCCACATCCGCCAAGCCCGAACCGATGTTCGAACCGCGCCCGGTCGAGGGCGACGAGAAAACCGGCGACACGCGCGACGCCGGCCCCGATCCAACCCTGGTCGAGCGCGAGAGGAGGATAGCCGATGGCCGGTCTGAGCAGGGGGACGAAGACGCCGACCGCGCGCGCGCCAGGCCAGCCGCCGGCGACGGCGACGGCGAAAAGCCCGATGGGGACGGCGAAAATGCCGATGGCGAAAGCGAAAAGCCCGATGGCGAAGGCGAAGGCGAAAATGCCGAGCAGGGGCCAACCTATGAAGTGAACGTCGACGGGGAGACGGTCGAAGTCAGTCTCCCCGAGGCCCTCAAGGGCTACATTCGCGAATCGACTTTCCACAAGCGCATGTCGCAAGTCGACCAGGCGCGCCAGGCGATCGAGCAGGAAGCCGGCAATGTCGGCCAGGCGCGCGACGCCTACGGCCAAAAGCTCCGCTATCTCGACACCCTGATTGCGCAGATGACGCCGGAAGAGCCGAATTGGGACGCCGAATTTCAGGCCGACCCGGCGGCCGCGCACCGGAAACAGAAAACCTACGCCGAAATCTACCAAAAGCGTCATTGGATCGACAGCGAGCTTCAACGTTCGGCCAATGAAGGCAAGGAGGAATACGACAGACGGTCGAAGAATTACGCCATTGAACAATTCACCGATTTCGTCAGGGAGGCCAAAATCCCCGACGAAAAAGCCCTCGCCGAAACCCTGACCACGATGCGCGCCTATGGCCGCAAGGAAGGGTTCAGCGAGGCCGAGCTCGCCCAAACCTACGACAAGCGCATGCTGCGCGTGTTGAGGAAGGCGGCTCTCTACGACCAAGGATTGGCCGACAAACCCAAGCCGGTCATCCCTGGAAAAGGCAAGACGTTGACACCCGGAGTCGCTACGCCCCCAGGGAATGCGACACGCCGACATATCGACGAAGCCCAAAGCAAATTGGCAAAATCGGGACGCATCGATGATGCGGCCCAAGTCATGGCTAGGCTCATTCGATGAGGTCGGAACATGCCCAAGGTCACCAACGCCTTCACCACCTATCAAGCGGTCGGTAATCGCGAAGATTTATCCAACGCCATCTATAACATTGACCCGTTCGACACGCCGGTTATGTCGGCTATTCGGCGGCGCAATGTAAAGAATAGGATTTTCGACTGGCAAACCGAAAATCTGCCGATCGTCAACCCCAACAATGCGCAAATCGAAGGCTTCGTGCTCGCCAACGCGCCGGCGCAGCCGACCATTCGCCAGAACAACGTCACGCAAATCTCAGAGCGCGACGCCACCGTCTCGGGCACCCAGGAAGAGGCCGACGCCGCCGGCAAGGGCTCGGAAATGGCGCACCAGATGGCGCTCGCCTCCAAAGTCCTCAAGTCGGACATGGAAACGATTCTGTGCGGCCGCCAGCCACGCAACGACGGCAACGACACCGGCCCGGCCGCGCGCACGACCGAAGCGTTCTCGCATTGGCTGGCGCGCGCCAAGGACAAGACCGGCGCCGTCAACGCGGCGATCGCGCCCGGCACGGTCACCGCCGGCGTTCCGGTTCTGGCCACCGACGCCTTTGCCGCCGTCGCCGGCGCCTCGCAAGTCTCCGTCACCGAGGCGATGCTCGGCGACGCGATGCAACAGGCCTACACCAACGGGGCTTCACCCTCATTGTGGATCGTTCCGCCAGGCCCCAAGCGCACGATTTCGACCTTCGTCGGGAGAAGCACAACTCAGGTTTTGGTGGGCAAGACCGAAGTCGTCTCGACCATCGACGTCATCGCCACCGACTTCGGCCGCATCAAGGTCGCGCCCTCGCGGTGGGTTCCGGTCGACGTCGGCCTCCTGATCGATCCCGACTATGCGGCGGTCGCCTTCTTCCGCGCCTTCCGCCAGTTCTTGATGGCCCGTACCGGCGACGCCGAAACCCGCATGATCGTGGTCGAGTGGGGCCTCGAGATGCGCAATTCGATCGCGCACATCCTGTTCAACGGCATCAAGAAATAAAAAAAGGGGCGGCTTGCACCGCCCCTCGAGGCCTTCGCTCATCCCGCTCAAAGGAAGAACCGAAGGGACCATAAGCGATGCAGCGCGCCTTTGTCTATGCAGCCGCCAACGGCGTGCGGCGGTCCTTGATCGTCGACGACGAGCGGCCGGACCAATTCACCGTCAAAACCGAACAAGATATCGAGCCACTCCTCGAGAGCGTCGCCCGCGATCGCGAGCTCATGGCCAACACCGGCGACAACAAGCTCGCCGCCCGCATCCCCGTGTCGATCTACGAGCGCTCCGTGCATGAGGAATGGAGCGAAGCGACATGGAAGCGCTGGCTCAACTCGGCCGAGGCCGCGCCCTTCCGCATCTGGAAAGGGCGGCTTTGAAATGCCCTACGATCGCAAGTTCTATTTCGACAAAGTGCGGGCCGCCTTGTTCAGAGGCAATCTGACGCAAAGCCAGGTCGACCATCAAAACTATTTGCTCCACATTTGGGAGCGCTTTTTCGAAGCGGCCAACCCGCGCGACGGCACGCGATGGCTCGCCTATTGCCTGGCGACCGTGATCCACGAGACCGACGAGGCGATGTCCCCGATCGAGGAATACGGGAAGGGCAAGAACTCCAAGTACGGTCAGCCGACCGGCCCTTATGGCCAATGTTACTACGGTCGCGGCCACGTCCAACTGACTTGGGAAGAGAACTACAAGAACGGCAAGAAATTCCTCAAGGACCGCTATGACGTCGACGCCGATTTGCACGCCAAGCCCGAGCTCATGCTCGAGGGCGAGTGCTCGGCGCTCGTCCTCTATGACGGCATGGTCTACGGCTGGTTTACCGGCGTCGGCCTGCCGAAATATTTCAACGCGACGGTCGAGGATCCCAAGAACGCGCGGCGCATCGTCAACGGGACCGACAAGGCCGACACGATCGCCGGCTATTACTGGAAATTCAAGGCGGCCCTGAAACAGGTTCCGCACGCCGCCCCGATGGCGGAAGCGGAATTGCCCGGCTTGCCGAAAGGGCCGGCCATGCCGGAACCGACGTAATGGCCGCGAGCGACCTCATCATTCCGCCGCCGACGCCGAAGATCATGGACTATCCGGCGTCGATCGGCCTGATTATCGCGGTCGTTTTGGTGACCTGCCTCTTGGTCGTCACCAGCAAGTTCGATTCGACCGGCGGCACGCTCACCATTTCGCTCCTCGTCGTGCTCAGCTTTCTCGGCCTGGTCACCTTCTGCGCCTTTTTCACCATCCCAACCGATGAAATCACGTCGGGCGCGATCGGCGGCCTGGTCGCCGCTTTCGGCGCCGTCGTCGCCTATTGGCTCGGCCGATCAAAGGAGCCGCCGAAATGAGCCTGCTTAGCCTCATACTCGTCGTGCTCCTCGTCTTGATCCTGCTTGGCGGCGTCGGCGGCCCCTATGTCGGCGCGCCCTGGCCGCACGGCTACGGTTGGGGCTGGCCAGGCAACAGCGCCGTCGGCGTCGTGCTCATCATCCTCATCATTCTCATACTGTTGGGGCGCGTGTGACCGACTTTTCCGACCTCAAGACGACGATCGCCGAATGGGCCAACCGCCAGGATTGGAGCGACGCGCTCGTCACGTCTTACGTTCGGATGGCCGAACAGAAGTTCAACGCCGAGCTCCGCGTTAATCGGATGATCCTGTTCTCGGAAAACGTCGTCACGCAGCGCTGCTCGACCGTGCCCGACGATTGGCTGGCGATGGATCTGGTCAAGATCGAAAACGCCAACGGGGCCGACGGCTTTTTGCCGATTCGCTACAAGTCGCGCGACGAGTTTTTCAACCTCACCGACAATTGGTCTTACGGCTATTACACCATCGAAGGCCGCACGATCTTTTTCGGCGGCCCGCCTGACCAAACCGAGGGCATCGAATATCGGATCGCCTATTACGGCGAAGTGCCGGTCCTGTCCGACACCCAACAAAGCTGGCTCTACACCAAGTATCCGTCGCTCTATCTGCATGCCGCGCTCATGCACGCCGATCTGCATGCCGTCGGCGAGGAGCAATCGGCCGGCAACATGAAACAGCTGACCGAGGATGAAATCCAAAAGCTCAACGCGCTCGACTTGCGCGCCAAGGCGAGCGGCTCGCGCGTCACTCGCTCGCGCGTTCGGAGCTTCGGCTAAATGACCGACCAATGGGTTCCGGCCCCGCCCCAACCGCCGCCGCCCGATCCGCCGGCCGGATTGCCACCGGCCAACTCGTGGTCGCCCGTCACGCCTTGCGCGGCCGCCGATAGTCCCAAGATCGCCGACGGCGTCATCATCACTGGCCGACCGGCGATTATTGCCGCCATGCCGTGGACGATTACCCTCAACGATGGCCTAAACCCGCCGAACTTCACCATCGATCGTTACGACGCTTCGGGCGTGCTCATCGAACACCCGATCGATATCGACGGGACGAGCGGCGACGTCACCCTCACGCACAATCCGACGCAGCCGCTCGGGGTCGTGACGAAGCAATATGTCGACGCGATCGCGCTCACCGACGCGCCCAACGACGGCTCGACCTATGCCCGCAGGAACGCGGCCTGGACGCAAACCGTGCCGTCGTTCGGCGGAACGTTTTCCGGCGGCGTCGCTTTCACCGCCGGCGCGATCTTCGCCGGCCCCGCCAACCTCAGCGTTGGCGGCGGCGCGGCCGCTCAGGTTCTCTCGGCGGTCGGCAGCGGCGGCTCGCTGGCGTGGGCCAATCTGCCGATCGCCGCCGACGCGCCGAGCGACGGGCAATTCTACACCCGGCAGAACGCAGCTTGGGCCGTCGCGCCAGGCGGAATGACCGACGCGCCCAACGACGGCACGGCTTACGCCCGCAAGAGCGGCGCTTGGGCGCATCTGACGCATCTCGACATCACCGATTGGGCGGCGACGCTCGCCAATTACTATCCGACCAGCAACCCGAGCGGCTACCAGACGGCGGCGCAAGTCACCGCCGCGCTCGCTCCCTATGCGCTGACTTCAAGCGTGCCGGTCGCCTCGACCACGCCGCCGCTCATGAACGGAACGGCGGCCGTCGGCACGGGCGCGACTTGGGCGCGGGCCGATCACGTTCACGCGAGCGACACGTCGCGCTACGCCGCCACCAATCCGTCGGGCTATCAGACGGCGGCGCAGGTTGCGACCTCGCTTGGCGCTTATCTGCCGCTCGCCGGCGGAACCCTGACCGGGCAACTCACCGTTCCCGCGCTCAGCGCGCCGCAGGCGATCGGCGACAACCGCATCATCAACGGCGACATGCGGATCGACCAGCGCAATGGCGGCGCGAGCGGGACGGCGACCAATGTTTATACGGTTGACAGATGGCAGTATCTAGCAACTCAGGCGGCCAAGGGCACATGGGGGCGGTCGGCCAGCAATATGTCGGGCTTTCCGTATTGTTTAGCCTTCAATTCATCATCTGCGTATGCTTCATTGGCCGCTGATTACTTTATCTTTCGGCAACCATTTGAAGCAGATCAGATCAGCGATTTCCAATGGGGAGCCAGTAACGCGCAACCGATAACGCTATCGTTTTGGGTCGCGTCTAGTTTGACTGGGACATTTAGCGGCTGCATTAGCAATTACGCAGGTACACGCTCTTACCCATTCACTTATACGATATCAGCGGCGAACACTAACACCAGAGTTGTCGTTACCATTCCGGGCGATACGGGTGGAACATGGGTAATGAGTGGTAATGCGGGCGGCGCGCTTGTGTATTTTGATCTTGGGTGTGGCTCAACCAATCGGGGCCCGGCAAGCGCCTGGGCCTCTGCGAGTTATATGGGGGTGACCGGATCGGTCAGCGTCGTCGGGACCAACGCCGCGACCTTCTTTGTCACCGGCGTCAAGTTGGAAATCGGCAGCGTCGCCACGCCGTTCAATCGGCAATCGCTGGCCAAGAGCATGGCCGATTGCCAGCGGTATTATCAGCAATTCAACAATTTTATTGCTAGCGGCTACACTATCGCTGGAGGGCAAACTTATAATCAATTCAATTTTCAGACTGTGATGCGTGCTGCCCCATCAATAACTGGTGTTGGACTAAGTAGCAACAATTTGTCAGGTTTTCTTATAAATACAATTGACACCCAAAGTGCGCGTTTCAATCTAACTATTACGGCCACTGGCTTAGGGTATCAACAGGGTGGTTTAAATATAAGCGCGGAGCTTTGAGATGACCTACACCCTCACCTCTCACCCCAACACCATCCTCCGCGACGAGGATCAAGCACACATCCCGACCGATCCCGACAACATCGACTATCAGGACTATCTGGCGTGGCTTGCCGAGGGCAACGAGCCGACGCCCGCCACGCCGCCAGCGACGACGCTGCCGGTCACTGTCCCGGTCGAGGACCGCGTCGCCGATCTTGAAACGCGGGTCGACCAATTGGAGAGCGGCAATGGCTGACACCGTCACCCCCCATTACGGTTGGGTGAAGCCGGAAGTCGCCGCGAGCGCCGCCACGTGGGGCGCGAAGCAAAACGGCGTGTTCGACCAAATCGACGCGCAAGTGTTCGCCAACCAGCAAGCCGGCGCGCCGGTCGGCGCCGGCGCTTTATGGTTCACGGCGACGCCGCCGGCCAATTGGCTGATTTGCAACGGCGCGGCGCTCGACACCACGACTTACGCCGCTTTGTTCGCCGTCTTTGGCTACACGTACGGCGGCTCGGGCGCGAATTTCAATCTGCCCAATTTCGTCAATGCTTTCCCGATGGGCGCGGGAACGCTGGCCGCGACCGGGGGCGAGGCGACGCATGTCCTCACCACCGCCGAAATGCCAGCGCATAATCATCCCGCAACTGACAGTGGGCATCAGCATTTCGTCAATCTGGTGCAATCTCCGCATACGCACACCTATATCGATCCAGGGCATCAACATGGCGGTGTTCTGCGGGCTACTGCGCAGGGCGCAGGGCAGGCGACCGGCCAGTTCCTTGGACAAACCGGCCTGACCGACAACTTTGGAACCAACATCACGATCCAGCCGGCCAATGCCAACGTGTCAATTACGGCAAGAAATGGAAACGGTGCGGCGAATTGGTCCGATGTCGGTAATTCCTCCATCACTGTCGCCAATGCTGGCGGCGGCGCGGCGCACAACAATCTGCCGCCCTACCTCTCCATCAATTTCATCGTCCGGTATCAGTAGTGAGCTCGCAATTTCAACCACTGGAAATTCCGCCTGGCGTGGTCGCCAAGCCGACCAAGAAGATGCGCTCGAGCAATTGGGCGGAAGTCAATTGCGTGCGCTGGATCGAGCAGCAAATGGCCCCGATCGGCGGCCAGGCGCAATACAATTACGCCTTCGCCTCGCGCTGCAAACGCATTCATTCGTGGTACGACCTCAGTCAAGTGCTCCACATCGCCTATCTGTGCGAGGGCCACCTTTACGTCGACACCGGCGGCACGCTCACCGACATTTCGCCGACCCCGCCGATTGTCATGCCGGCCCCGCCGGCGACCGGCGGCTTTGGCGACGGTGATTTTAGCGCCGACACTTTCGGCACGCCGCGCACCATCTCGACCATCCAGGCGCTCGACAAAACCCCTGACGCTTTCAGCCTCGCGAATTTCGGCGCGATTCTCTACGCGATGACCTCGCCCGACGGGCGTTTGCTGATGTGGGATCCGGCCGTCGGCGGCCACGCCGTGGTGCAGCCGGCGGCCTCGGGGCGCGGGCCCGTTCCGACCGGCCGCTTGTTCGTCGTCACGCAAGAGCGCTTCCTCATCATCTTCGGCTCGACGTCGGACGGCACGGCCGGCGGCGGTGGGTTCCGGCGCTTCGCCTGGTGCGATCAGGAGAACCCCGGCGCATGGGACTATGCCAGCGTCACCAGCCAGGCGGGCTTTCTCGACATCGAACCGGCGGCGCCGATCATCGCCGCGCTGGCGACCCGCTCGGGCGTGCTCTTCTGGACCGGGAAAAAGGCCTATGTCAGCCAATTCCTCGGCGCGCCGTATATCTACAATTACGTCGAGCTCGCCGAGGCGTGCACACCTTGGTCGCCGCAATCGGCCGTCAACACCGGCGGCCTGGCGCTGTGGTTTTCGCAGCAAGGCGTGTTTTCATTCGACGGCACGTCGGTCATGCCGGTTGCCTGCAACGTCCGGCCGTGGATCGATGACGACGTCGATCTTCTCAACGTGCGCTATCAGGCCTGCGCGGTGCATGTCGCCAATTTCAGCGAGTTTTGGTGGTTTTTCCCGCAAGACGGTCAGCCCGGAAACACCCGCGCCGTCATCTACTGTTACAAAGAGGGTTGGTGGGGCCAGGCGCGCATGGCCCGCTCGGCCGGGATTACGGCGAGCTATTCCTCGCACACCATCATGGCCGACGGCCTGGTCGCTTTCGAGCACGAGGCCGGCAATGTCTATCCGGCCGCCGTCGAGTTGCCGTGGGCCGAGACGTTCGACTTGAACCTCAATTCGGGCGCGAAGCTTACGACGATCAAGCAGCTTTTGCCCGACGTCGAGGGCGATATAACAAATTTGTTATATTCGATCTTCTACCGCAATTCGCGCTCGACCGGCACGCCCGAGCTCCAAACCACGCCCAAGCCGGTCCGCTCTGACGGCTACGTCGACTTGCGCACCACCGGCCGCGACATCCGCCTGCGGATCGCGCTCGCCGGCCCGCAAGTCCTGCCGGTCACCGTCGGCCAGCATCTTGTCGACAGCGTCGCGCGAGGAGATCGGTAATGGCTGGAATACCGATGTGGATTGCTGCGGTTGGCGGACCGCCCGCCGCCGCCATCACCGCGACCGAAGTTTGGATCGCTTCCTATGGCGGACCGCCGCCCGCCGGCGCGAATCCGGTCTGGATTTCGAGCGTAGGAGGCTAAATGGCCAATCAGCCGACCCCACGCACCCTTCAACCGCCGCCCGATCTTCCGAGCATGCCCGACGTTTCGGACAAGCTATCTGGCTATCTGCGCAATTTCGCTCTGTGGTGTCGGCACGGCTTCGCCGACAAGATCAGCGCCTCTACGGCGCAGCCCGGAATCATGCTGCAGGCCTTTGACGCGCCGGCCGGCACAATCCCGAAAGTGTTCATGGTCCGCGTCGACTCGGCCGGCGCGGTCAGCGCGACGCCGATCGGCCTTGGCGGCGGCAAGCCATGAACGCGCCCGCGTCCGTTCCTCTCGAGCAAGCCGTCGCCTATCGGATGAAGCTCGCCAAAGCGCTCGAGCGCGCCGGCGGCTTGTACGAGCTCGGCGACCTCCTCGAGCGCATCGCCGACGGCCGCATGCAAGCTCATGTTTCACGTGAAACTCTCGCCGTAACTGAAATCAGCGTCTACCCTCGGCGGCGCGTCCTCACTATCATCATCCTCGTTGGCGACTTGGACGATGGCGAGAATTTGCACCGGCAGGTTTTCGACTTCGCGCGAAAAATGGAGTGCGACGCGGTCGTCGCGCAAGGACGTGTCGGGTGGGCGCACCTGGCGAAATCCCATGGCTGGAAAACCGTGTCGACAAACATGGTGTTCCGGAAAGAGGTTTCCCCATGAGCGGCGGCGGCACAACTCAGACCACCCAAAGCCAAAACACGACGCAGCTGCCGCCATGGGTCAACGACGCGGCACAACAGAACTACGCCTTTGCGCAAAACGTCGCCCAACAGCCGTTGCAGCAATATCAGGGGCAAATGGTCGCCGATCCTGGCGCCCAAATGCAGCAAGCTTGGAACACGGCGGCCACTGGCGGCAACGCCGGCCAGGATCAATATAACGCCGCGCAGGCGGGCTACCTCGGGGTCATGGGGCAGACGCCGCAGAACGTGACGGCGGGCCAGTTGAGCTCGACCAATCTGCAGCCCTACATGAACCCGTACACGCAAAACGTCATCGATAAGACGCTGCCGGTGATGCAACAAAATCTCGCCCTGTCGCAAAACCAGCAAGGCAACCAGGCCAACGCCGCCAACGCGTTCGGCGGCTCGAGGCAGGCGGTTCAACAGGGCGTCACGCAAGCGCAAGGCGCCCAAGGCATGGCGCAGATGGCGGCGCAGTTGAACCAGGCCAATTACGGCCAGGCGCAGACCGCCGCGCAAAGCGACATCGGGACGAACCTACAAGCGCAGCTGGCCAATCAATCGGCGCAGCAAAACCAGGCCGGCCTCAATCTGCAGGGCGCGGCCGGCCTGACCTCGCTCGGCAATGCGGCGCAGCAAGCGCAATTGCAGAACTTCGGCGAGCAAGTCACCGCCGGATCGCTCGAACAGCAGCAAGCGCAAAACCAGATCAACGCGCAGATGCAGAAGTTCCAACAGGCTTGGGCTTACCCCGGCCAGCAATTGGGCGTTGTACAATCGGCGCTCGGAATGACGCCCTATGGGCAGTCGCAGCAAGGCCAGTCGACCACGCAGACGCAGACCTCGCCCGATTATGCGATGAGCGCGCTCGGCGGCATGCAGATGCTCGGCTCGCTATTCTCGCCGGCCGGCGCTCTCGGCGCTGTAAATCCATTCGGCTCCGATCGGCGCTTGAAAACCGACATCACCAAAGTTGGCGTGCACAAGCCGACCAAGCTGCCGATTTACGCCTATCGCTACAAGGGCGACCCGAAGAGCTATCCCAAGGCGGTCGGGCCGATGGCCGAGGACGTCGCCAAGGTTGCGCCTGGCGCGATCGCGACGATCCCCGGCTCGGGCGGCAAGATGGCGGTCCATCCGGCGGTGATGAGCGCGATCGGCATGTCGCCAGTTATGACGCCCGGCGGGGGCATGACGCCGGGCAGCGGCCGGCCTCGAGGCGTGAGCTTGCCGACCCCGAATCTCGGCGCGCTCGCCAGCGGCCCGCTCTCGTCGCCGGTCCCGATGAACGGAATCGGCGCGCTCGGCGCCAATATGGGCGTCGCCCGTGGGCCTTCGGCGCGTCGCCCGCGCATGCCGCAAATCCGAGGGGCGCTCGGTGGCTGACGACGTCCTCGCCTATCTAACGAGCCTAAGCGACCATCCGAACCGGCCGGGCGACGTCTCGAATATAAACCCGGCTTTTGCCGGGCCGCTGGCCGCCGCGCTACGCCAGGCGCGCGCCGCCGGCCTGCCAGTCGGCGTCATGTCGGGTTATCGTAGCGACACGACCACGGGCTCGGCCTATGACGCCGGCGGCAACTCGTCGCACGGCTATGGCCTGGCGTCGGACATTTCCGGCCTCGACGGCCCGAACGGCAAAATTACCCAAGCATGGGCGCAAATCGCCCAAGCGAACGGGCTCCACAACCCGTACGGCATCGGCAACAAAGCCGAGTTCAATCATTGGCAATTGCCGCCGCAACCGCTCGAGCAAACGCCCGCGCTGTTGGCCTCGCTCAAGGACGCCCGCTCGAGCGGCGACTTTCAAAACGTGTGGAACGCCTACAACGGCGCCAGCGCGCCGGCGAAGATCAATCCAGGCCTCACCGTCAACACGTCGCCGATGGCCGGCTCGCATGCCCGATACATTCAGGATTACGCAAAATCGATCGGGCTTGACCCGAACCTGGCGCTTGGCATCGCCAACGCCGAGGGCCTGAAAGCTTGGAGCGCGTCGAACCCCAACGCCGCCTCTTTGGTCGACGTTGAGAACGGCAAGCCGTTTTCGTTCGGCGACTTCCAGTTGAATGTTCACCCGGGCGCGATGGGGGCCAAGGCGATCGCCGCTGGCGTCAATCCGAGCGACCCGACGCAATGGCAGGCGGCCGACAAATTCGCGCTCGATCAGATGAAGGCCGGCGGCGTCGGCCCGTGGAAGGGCGACCCGGTCGCGGCGGCCTATCTCAAGAGCGGCCAAGCCCCCGGTCCGATCGATCCTTCGATCATCGCGCGCGGCGGCGTCTCGCCGCCGATCCCCGGCGCTGCACCGGACGCATCGGCCCCGGCGGCCGCGCCTGGCGTCCTGCCAGGCTTCGCCGACAAGGCCTCGAGCGACAATTTCACGTCTGGCGCGAAGGCGCTCGACAAGGCGATGCACGGCGACCAAAGCCCCGGCCAAGAAGGCGGCCAGGCCGCCGCCTTCAACTTCCCGCAAGCGCGCAACGTCTCGCCGCTCCTGCCGATGTCGAGTCAGATTTACGGCAACACGCTCAACAGCATGGCGACGCCGGCGCAATGGAGCTCGGCGACGCCCGGTCAAAGCCCTTACGCCGCCGCCGGCGGCGCGCCGGTCGGCCAGCAATTCGGGACGCAACTGAGCTCGATCGAGCAAATGCGGCAGATGATGGCGATGATGGGCAGTCCCTACGGAGGCGGCTATGGCTGATACGCCAACTTTTCAGTCGAACCCCTATGCGAGTTTCGACCCGTCGCAATATACGAACCCCTATTCGAATTTCTTCGGCAAGGCGCTTCCTTGGCCGTCGAGCTATGCCGGCACGCCGACCAACGCGCTCGGCCAGCCGATCCAGCCGCCGCCGGGCATGACGCTCAACTCGACGCCGCAACAGCCGCAAGCGGCGGCCGCGCCACCGCAACAGCAGATGGGTTGGAACCCTGGCTACCTTATCGACAGCCGCACCGGCCTGCCGAGCCAGAACGGCAGCGGCGACCGAGTTGGCCAGGGTATGTTTTCTTTTGATCCCCAAACCGTGGCGCATCTGGCCCCAACCGTCGGCAACAAGGCGATGTTTGGCGCCGCCGTTGGCGGCGGACAGCCGGGCGCCACAGCCGCGCCCGCGCAAGCGGCCGCGCCGAACAACTGGCAAAGCACGCTTTCGATGCTCGCCAACCCGGGCCATGTGACCACGCCGGGCGCCACCGTGCCGCAGGCTCAGAGCTCGACTGGAGTGCAGCCTGGCGTGCTGCAAAACTTCCTCGCCAATTGGAAGCCGCAGCAAAGCGGGGCGGGCTCGGGCTTCACGCAGAATTTCAACTCGATCTTGCGCGGCCTGCAGGCGCAGAAGGGGAGTTGAACCCGTGGCTGGCAGCATTCTCGATCTGATTCAATCGGCCATGGGCCATCCTGATCCTGCGATGGCGATCCAAGCCCGGTTGGGCCAGGCCCCCGGCATGCCCGGCGGGCCCGGCCCGCAACCTCTCGCCGGTCCCCCGCCCTCCGCAGGCGGACCGGCGGGGCCTGGCGGTCCCCCTGGCGCCTCGGGGGGGCCGCCTTCGCCAGGCGGCCCGGCCTCTCCCACCGGACCGCCTGGCGCTCCTCCTGGCGGCGCGCCGCCGCCGCCGACCCCTCAAGTCATGCAAACGCCGCCCGACCTTGGGCAGATGTTCGTGACGCTGATGCAGCGCCAGCAATCCAACGAGCAGTTCAATCGCGGCATGGGCATGCTGGCGGCCGGCTTCGCTCAACCGCGCGATCGCGGCATCATGGTTGACGCGATGCAGGGGCAGAGCGGCGACGCCGGCGGCCTCATGGGCAACCTCATGAAGCTGCAGCAATACAATATCGAACAACAGCAAATGGCCGCGTATCGGCAGAGCGTGCCCGGCATGCTGGCGAAGGCGGGACTCGACGCGAGCTACGCGCCGCTCGTCATGGCCGACCCTTCGATCCTATCGAAGATTGTCGAGACACAGGCCGGCGTTGGCGGCAATCCGGCCTGGCAAGCCCAAATGCGCGCCGAGAAGGCCCTGACCAATCAAGGCCAGTCGATCCCGTGGACGCCTGGCGACCCGACGTCTTATGACGCCTACACCAAGGCCAAGACCGGCGAGGCCGTCACCACGGCGGACGCGAAGGCGAAAGACCTCTCGGCCGACCGGGCGAATTTCGCCCCGGCCAAGACCGCCTATGACGCGATGATCGCCGACAGCCAGGCGTTGCTCAACAAGCCCGGCCTCGACGACATTGTCGGCGGCTATCTCAACCAGCACAAAACCGACCAGACGCCGGGCCTGGCGACCACCACGCAAGACGCGCTCGCGCTCTACAACAAGGTCATGGGCGCACAATACGCCTCGGGCGTGCAGGATTTCAAAGGCGCGGGCCGGATCAGCCAACAGGAGCTCAAGCAGGATTTGCCAAGCCAGAGCACGATGTCGAACCGCG